GAGGAAACGATATCCTTCATCGCCTTACTAATTACTTTTGCGTCTTCACTTTCCTGTGCAATCAACAATACTTTTTGTTCTTTTACAAGAAAGGGACGATATTTTATTTCTCTTCCATTGGAAGGAAGTTCCAACGTGTATGTTGGATTTTCAAGTTTTGGCAACGCCATTATATAGCTCCTTATTCTCCTAGTTTACGTAAAACTTTAGGTATACGTGACCGGATTTGTCTTTCAACTGTATTTATGAACACATCACCAATCCTATCAACAAGAGGGGCGGGGACATCATCATCAAACTCAAGATTTTTCCAGTAACGATAATTCCAAGTCACTGCGATAGTCGAAATCGCATTTGTAGTACTATAGTCAAGTTGCTGTTCATCTAGTGCAACTGGATAGCATTCTAACAACTCAACTCCATATCTTCTTCTGTCTTCTCTGTCTAATTGAAATATTTGCATAGAACCGATATATTCGTCATAATAACCTACAGAGAAGTCACGATTGTTCACCATAAGTTTTTGCCACTGTTCAAAGAATGTTTTTTCTGCCATGTTAGGAGACACTCGCACTAGTGACGTAAGTTCGGCAAAAGATTCGCCCTGCACGATTTTTCGAACTGGGCCATAGACATTCACATCTTCCTTAATTTCTAGGTTGTAGCCAGGAAAAGATACTTGTGTGACTTCCATAGAAACCTTTCTTACAAGTGGAGAGTCGTTGGGCGCAAACCCAACAGGCGGAGTGATGATGACTTCATAACGTGAAGGACGAGCATAATCGCCTGACGTTTGGTCACGAAATCCAGCAAGGATTTCGTTTATAGCTCCGTATGCAAATCCCTCCAAAAGAGAATTTTTACTCATATCAGTCTCCTAGAATCCGAATAAACCTTTCCAGTACTTGCCTTCTGAAATTGTGCGATAGGTAACATTGTTGCAGCTGCAAACTCTTCTATCTCTATTCGTCTAAAGTCGGACTCAACATGTGAGTATAAATATCTCTTCAGACATGGGCGTATCAGGTTAATTCGTTTTAATTTCGAGTAATCAACCGCAACCTTTTCTCCCTTTTGAAATTTTGTGACCTGATCTACCAGTGTTAGTCTTAACGGCCTTGGAAGGTAGTGAAAATTTAATCCAAGGAACCCATCCCGATATGACTCCAAAGGAACAACCAAAGGAAAGGTGTCGTAGTATGGTAACTGCCTCTTAAGTTTGGGGTCGTAGATAAAAAGATTCATGTACCCAAACTGAGCGTTAGGAGAGAGTTTTCCTTCTTTCAATAAGTCAGCGCGCCTTGGTTTACCAAGCTCTGCTATCTTTTTGCGATACCACGCAACAGATCTTTGTTGTCCACCAGCATCTTGTGTTACTCTTTGTACGTATCTTGTTACGGCCATGCCTTATTTATACTTGGGATTTATATGGTCTTCTGTCATAATTAGGAACTCTAGGTTCCTGTCTGCACAGAACTCCCTTGCAGCCTTCCACTTTGCATCGTTGACTGCCCAAGTTGTAACTTCATTGAACCAGCTTTTGGTTCTTCTTGCAGGCTTTTTGTTTGGTGGTTTGGTTTGTGCCTTTGGTTTTACCTCTACCACAACTTTTTTTGTGGATCCATCGTGCTGTCGCACTTTCATATAAAAGTCGGGGAAGTATCTATGTACACGTTTGTCAATCGGAGAGACGTATGGAATAAAAAACTCTTCACTGCCCCACTCTATGATTGCTGGAGTGGTGTCACAGTAAACCATGAGTTTTCTTTCCCAAAGGCTCCTATAAATAATATTATTAGGATCACCTTTGTATTTTCTGGGATTCTTCGGTTTGTACTTTCCAGAGTATGCCATATGGGTATAAATAATCTTATTGTATAAGGGTATTTAGATGGCTTTAATAGACGTTGTAAAAAACAAAGTGGTGACGGCCACTACGGGTGTTGCACTCAAGAAGGTACGTGGGTTTCTTGAAGATACAATACCAAACACTTCACGTAACAAAGAAACTGCTGCGAGAGACGGTGCAACTGCTGCAAACGTAGGCACAGCAACTACAGGTATTCTACAGTTTCCCTCTGGTGTGCAGAGTGGGCCAGGCGTTGGCAATCAGGGACACTATATCATGTTCTATATTGTCAGCACAGAAGCTTCGGGACTTGGTGCGAAAGAAAACGTTCGCACTTCTGCTAGAGACATGCAGAGGGCAATGGAGGACTTCAATCTTCCGGCCGAGATTAAAGAACCATCGTCTTTTGTGAAGGAAGCGGTGAGTGTAGTCAGAGAAGTTTCGGAACTCGCAGGCGAAACTTTGGTTTCGGCTGCAACAACGTTTAGTAGTCTGATTCCCCTTGGTGATCTTCAGGGTAGTGCTTCATCTCTCAGAAATGCAATTTCTTCTACTCAAACAAAACTACAACAGGGACTAGACAAAGCATCAGCAGAACTTGAAGGTGGCCTCACTGCACTACAAGGAGAGGTTGGAAAATTAAGTGAGAGGACGCAAACTCTAGAACTTGGTAATGAGATACAAGACAGATTAAATGCAGTGGTAGAAGTGCCTGGCTTTGATAAGATATCACAGGCAACAGGTGTAGTTGATAATGGATTGCAATGTGTAAAACAACTAAACACCGACTTTGATGCTAACCTTCAGAATCTTAATCTAGCATCTAGGTCGGGTGATACTAGAGGGTTTACCATTAAACGTCCCGCCAGAGGTATTACTGAAACCGCGATTGCACTATACATGCCAAACGAAATCAATGTGCGATATGGGGCTCAGTGGAATGAAGCAGAAATAGGCGCGATTGGACAGGCGGCCGCGAATGTGGCAATGTCAGTTGCAGACGGGGAAAGTCTTACTGAGGCCTTACAAGGTGGAGTCGACCCTGGCCTCGACGCGGTGCAGCAGACCGCACAAAAAAGTATATTGAGTGTTCTTGGTGCTATTCCTGGCGGTGGTGGTGCGTTAGAGGCATTTGAACTTGCGACAGGAGAAATTATCTCCGACAGGTTTGAACTTGCTTTTAAACGCATGGATAGAAGAACTTTCAGTTATGTTTTTAGTATGATAACAAAAAACAGAGAAGAGGCGCAGACTGTAAGAGACATCGTAAAGACATTTAAAACTAACATGATGGCGGAGTTGAAGGGAGATGATGCATCTGGCCGCAGACTAAAGTACCCAAACACGTTTGAAATCGAGTACATGTATAACGGACAGGAAAATCAGTATCTACACAAGATATCGGAGTGTGCGTTAGTGAGTATGGACGTGAAACAGGGCGGTGACAGATATAGAACTTTCAGAGATGACACTGGTGAAGGCCCGCCTCCTGTAGAAACAGTTATTAGTTTGACGTTTAAAGAACTAGAGATTCTACACAAAGACAGAGTAGAAGAGGGTTACTAATGTATTTTGAAAGTTTTCCTGTAATACAATTTGACCCCTTTGGTAACGGACAACCAGTAGACATGACTAATCTGTTGAAAAGGGTAAGTGTTCGTGCAAAGGTAAAGACTAACACGGCACTCTATGACACCTATGTTGTCCGTTCTGGGGAAACACCAGAGTCCCTTGCATATAAACTTTACGGTGATGTTAATCTTCACTGGGTAATCTTATTGTTCAATGATATTCATGATAGATATCTTGAATGGCCTAAAACTGAAAATGCATTTTTGGAGTTTGTCAAAACCAAATATGGTGCCGACCAACTAAATGATGTACATCATTACGAAATCACTCAGGAATCTGGGGACTCAACTATAAAAATAGATGTTGGGCCCACTAATACGGACTATCCCTCTGCAACAGCTGTAACTAATCTAGAATTCGAAGAGGCAGAGGAGAACAGACGTAGAAATATAAAACTTCTAGATCCAAGGTATGTGGACAAGTTTGTTAGTGAGTTTAAGAAACTGATTAAAGAAACGGTTATCTAATGTCTTTGAACGAACTTAATTATGCAGGCCAGTTTGAAGTTATCACTTGTGAGTTAATTACCGCAAACGGTAATATTGTAAACTTACGAGCATCTCTGCTTGAAGTTAACTTTTACGAAGATATCTTTAAGAGTGTTCTCACAGGAAACATTGTTGCATTTTCTTCTGACGACCTTCTTAGTAAGGCTCAAATCATTGGACAAGAACGTCTTAAACTGAGAATCAAAACACCATCCAAACCAGACGATGAAGACATAAACTTTGTGGATACCCCACTGTTTGTTCACAGGGTTTCTGGTAAGACACAAGTCTCACAACGGGGTTTCTCGTTTATCCTTCATTTCATGTCTCCAGAGATGATAACCAATCAACGAACACGAATTTCCCAATCATATAAAAAAGAAGTGAGTGGTATCGTCAATTCTATCATGCGAGATGAGATAGGGACAAAAAGACCACTGACTATACAAAAGACGGTTGGAACTAGAAAAATTGTTGTACCAAACATGCACCCATATGATACGATACGGATGCTGACAACTGAAGCACTCTCTGATGATAACAACTCTCCACACTACTTGTTCTATGAAACCCTTTCTGGGTTTCACTTTAGAACAATAGATGATTTGTATAGACAGCAAGTGACAATGAACTACAATGATGGTGTGGGTAACATCGCTGACTCTGAACAGCAGCCGCACAGAAACATACAATACCAATATGAGAAGGTTATAGACTTTCAAGCAAACCCAAGTTTTGATACATTAAAGAATATCACATCTGGTGTCTTGGGCAGTAAAT